CCCAAGCATTCTTGTCTACACACCGTACTGATCAAGCACTTCGACACGTGCACGACAGAAGATTAGGACGGAGATCTGACCAAGGGTCAAAGACTGAAAGGAAATGCCCGCTACAAGCACTTGGCCGTAAACCAGGTCTATTGGACATGGCAGAGTAATCCGCCATGATCGACCCGTATTACCCATTGACGACCCAGACGCCGGTAGATAGACATCATTCCTAAGATCCAGGAGCTCCCTCGTCGCGTCCGCTGGAGAATTTAAAGGGTCAAGCTGGGTAACAACAGCCGGAAACCCCAAATCAACGGATTGACGATTCGCGACATATAAATATGTAGACACCACATTCGCCGTCATAGACGTCGAAGATGATAACCCACCCGATATCGAGCCCGCAATCGACGTTAAGTCAAGATTGAACCCAAAACCGGTAATAGCTGTCGTCGAGGGAACAGTGACTGCCGCTGCCAGGCCGAAAGCCCCAACCGAAGAAGTCGGGGTGATATCGTAGCCTGGAAGGGCAATTGAGACTGGTGCCCACGTTGCCCCAAATATAGCAGTTGACGTCAACAACGCACTCGAAGTCGTGTCGGCGACAGTAGACATCGTCGCATTGGCAGGTGGTGCCGCAACAAACGATGGTACACTATACACACCCACCCCAGCACCAACAGGAACGGTAAAAGATCCCGTCACCGTTGGGGTGCCAGTCTGAGACAAGCTGGCACTACCCGCGGGGAATGTAAGAGACAACGCAACGGTGGTGGAAGCCGGTGAAGGCTGACCATCATCATAAAGAACACAGTCTAGCTCGTGGACCCGAACCTTCGAATTCTTATCCTGAGAATTAAATCCAGGTGCAACCGGTACGAACAATAGCTGGGTATCCCCAACAACTGTCGCAGACAAGTTCCACAGAGGAGTTCCCAGGACAGGAAGCCCAAAGCCATTCAACGTCGTATCCCCAATCATCCACTGAGTAACCGGACGTGGAGAACGGGGTGAACAAGAAACGTGAGGGGAGAATGGCACACTCATGGAAACTCCAAAAAGAGTTTTACGATGAGGAACAACAAGGCAACCTGAAGCATCACACAGAAGATCAGCCTCAAGAAACCCAGACTTCTCCTAACCATGACATCCTCCGAAAAGAGAGAAAGACCGGACCGACCTAAGCAATCGGTCCAACACGCGTGCGGAACGCCGAGCAAATGTTGCATGCACCCCCTGCGGAGTTTACATAGGACACGCCGACGTGGACCGCCTGACCACCGCCGATAACCAGCGGATTTGCCAGACGGAGATCAAACCGAAAGAGACTGAACGACGAGGCCAACCCGATCGAAAACACTTCCATCGTCTGGGATTCAAGATAGAAGTAATCGTCACGGGCGGCATCCGTCGCCGTCATCGGATCACGCACATCCCACTTCCCTGAATTTGAATTCAGTTCGGAGACATAAATGCACACCGAGACGGAAACACGGCCAGGATTGACGAAACCTGCAACACAAATGTTGCCGTGAATCTCATCAATCTTTGCCCTGCCAAGCGTCGGGGTCGACGAAGGACCGCCGGCTGAATGACATAGGCCTGGTATGCGAAGTTGGCACCAGACGACAACACAAACGAAGCAGCGGCACTCGGTGTACCGGTGCCCCACGTCGACGGGCCAGTGGGAGAAGAACCCCCAATGACACCGCCTGTGTTGTCGACGGATGTGCCACCCACCACGTAGTTGGTCACATTCGGACGCATGCGCGCGTACGGGATAACCCCACCCATTGCACGCCTTCTCCTTGCAGCTTTCGAAGACATAAACCACCCTAAAAACGTGCTGAAATACCAGCACTAAACATGGGATCAATGGTTCCGGAACACCCAGAACCAACAACGAGGACGCAGATTATTGCACTGCGCCAGGAAACGACACTCCGTACTCTTGACAGATACGCGCCACGACTTTCGATTTACGGAAGGCCTCGACGGAAACCTTATCGTCTCCGTCCTCATGAGCCAACATAGCGCACGCCAGGTCCACGATCGGGTCACCGTCACTGATGGCAATAACGGCCTCCTCGACACACCTGTCATGCCCCATGAACCAGCAGACCTGACTCCCGAACAAAGGGCTGTTCGAGCAGGGTTCCATCTGCTGGATCCAACGGAAAGTGTTAAAGAACCCAGACCATTTTACCGGGCTCTCAGTCCTCAGGCCAAGACGCTTCACAGGGCGCCGCCGCTCGTGGCCCGTCATTTTAATGAGGACCCGCTCGACTGGACGCCAACCTTCAATCAAACCATTCGCCGGATTCCGACCTGCTTTGTGATGATCCATTTGAAGATACTTCACGTGACAGTCGGAGACGAGGTTCTTAGAAGGATCCATCTTGATGATCATACCCAACTGGGCCTCGAGTGCCTGGCTCACGTCATTTGCCGTTGTACCCTTAAAGACCACAACGGCGTCATCACCATTCACGGTGATTTGCTCCACGGTACCACCCGTTACGATGGCCCCATAATGCATGACAATGAGATTTGCCAGACAATCGACGAGGTTGGTATTAGCCGACCCCGAGGGCACACCTCCGGTCCGCTGATCACCATGAAAGTACCCCGAAGGGTTCCTTGCGGTGACCGGAAGGTATATCCCGGTTCTCATGAACGCTTCTCCGATGAAGCGCACGAGATTCTGATCTTCCGCTCCGAACCAGGACGCCAAAATCTTGAACACCCAGGTTGTTACCTGGGGTGGTACGGACACATCAAAGTCCGTGAAATCGGCGGAAAGAATCAGTCCTGGTTCCCGATCTAATAATCGGGTAACGAAAGCGTCTACGGCCACTTGACCGTTCCAAGCTACGAACTCAGGGAGATTCCGTAGCGAATCAAACGCTTCCTTACGAACCATGTTCTCCAGATAGACCAGCGACTTGCAGTACATGGACAAAGCACGCCTCTTAGGCGTCTTATGGTACCCCGCAGATTGTGTCCTTGAGGTACCTACACACGGATAGTCCATGGCATCAGCGAGAGGATAACCCCGCTGAATTATCCGGTCCGCTTCCAGATAATAATAATACACATTCGCTGGATCCGAATCACACCGCGGAAAACCATAGTTGGTGTCATCTTTGGTGATCGCGACTGCAGTCTCGAGTGAGAGCGCTTTCATTCGCGGTCGCCAAATAGGCCACAACTTTGCCACTTTCTCGGCAGCAGTTTCAAGTGCCCTGAGATTAATTCTCAGGTTTCGAGGAGTGAAGAAACGCTCGAACTTTTCCTCCAGAGACGGTTGGCCGTCATGACCACGAAGGTCATAACGGTCCGCTTTTGAGGACGATCCAAGCTTCCTCCACTGCTGCAACTCGGACTCCTGCTGCCACTCGGGAGCTGAACTTAGCTCACAAGCCTCCCACAACTCACCAGCAAGCATTTGACGGATATCATCCGCATCAACCGCTGGGTCGTCCACACAAGCCCTCAACGGGCCCAGTGGAGCGACAAAATCATGATGCTCCGCTGCAAACAGTTGCCGCATGAACTGGGCGAGCGCCAGTTCATCACGGCCGGAGCATACCCACTGGTCACTTTCCATGACCATCTCCCACTTAACGAAACCCACAACGTAGGGGACACCCCCCCACCGGAGCGGG